TAACTGGTATCCATCAGCTAGATTGATTACCTATGTTTCAAGTGAAGCTCAAGCTAAGATCTATCTTTCAGTAACACACGGATATCAAGTTGGCCAACAAGTAAGATTATCATTCCCTGGCGGTTCAAGCATTTGGGGTGACTATGCTCAGCTTGATGGTGTTGCAGCTACTATTGTGGCAGTAAATGCTACACGTGCAGGCAACGAACCTAACAATTCAGGCGTTGCTAACAACATTGTAGTAGATGTAGACACTTCTAGCTATACAGCATGGAGTTCAACATTTGGTGCAAGCAATAACCAATCATATCCTGCAGCTGCTCAAGTTCCTTTCTCGCCAGCACAAACAGTGCCAATTGGGGAAGACACAGCAGAATCATTAGCTCAAAATGTAAATATTTTAAGCGATGCAGTATATAACACAGCAATTATGGGAGTAACCCTAGCTGCTGGCGCTGGTTCACCTGCTGGCCAAAACGGAGATGTCATTTACTGGGTGGTTGGAAAATCATTTAGCAATGATCTTTTATAGAGTTTAATAAGGAGGAGCTGGTCTCCTCCTTTTACCTAAGGATAAAGATGAAAAGTTCTATTGAAAAACAAGCACATATAGCACACGCTACTGATGTAAAAAGTTCTATTGCAAAACAAGAAGAGCTCAAACAAGCTACACAAAAAAATCTTAAAAACATGTGTGAAAGAGATCGTGAAAAGGTTAAAGGAATTTTCCGTTTTCATGAATGTGAGGGTGGTACATTAAGCTTTGTATTACGTCTTTACAAATGGGATGAGGTTCAAAAATATTCACTTGTTGATGGTGAAATATATGAAATACCCCTGGGTGTTGCTAAGCATCTTAATAAAAATGGATGGTATCCAGAGCATTCATATTTAATGGATGAAACCGGTAAGCCTACGATGCGTGTAGGATCAAAAAAACGAAGATTTAGTTTCCAAAGTATGGATTTTATAGATCCTGCAGAAATGGGAATGTCTCAAGAAAAAGAGATAATAACAGCTACTCCTTTATAAGGAATATTATGAGCATATATGCACTACGCTTTCCAATATTTTTACCAGCTATGCGTGTTATTACAGCCATCACTAATAGTACAACCGCTTTAGTAACTACCAGTTTTGCTAATCAATATATATCAGGAGAGATAGTGCGTATAGTCATGCCCTTTTCCAAAGGATATTATCCTTGGGGAATGAAACAGATAGATAATCTAACGGGTACCATTGAGGTAATCAACGATACCCAATTTTACATTGATATAGATACTACCTATTTCGAGCCTTTTGTAACTCCTAGTATCTATTATCAGGTTCCATGTGTTGTTCCTATAGGGCAAATTAATAGCATGCTGACGGCATCTACAAGAAATATTTTAAATCCTTCTTAATTTTTGTGAACCCTGTTAATATCATCCGGATACTGTAAAGGGGATATATGCCATTACCATCTACTACTTTAACCGCCATACAAAATAAAGTCCGGTTGATAACAAGAAGTCCGACAGCTGATGTACTCAGTACAGATGCTCTTAATGATTATATTAATACGTTTATTTTGTATGACTTTCCTGAGCATTTAAGGCTCTTTAATTTAAAGACTACATTTTATTTTTTTACCCAACCAAACATAGATACCTATGGTCCTTCTTCTATTCCTACTGACCCATTATATGAGTTTGACCAACTTTATTTGTCTTTTGAAGGACCTATCTATGTGGCTGGATTTGAAGCTAGATTGACTCAAAGTAGAGAAGAGTTTTATCGTGTTTTCCCTTTTGTTAATAGTATTTATAATACCCAATTAACCGGAGATGGTGTTATTTTAACATTTAATGGTATATTAACACAGCTTCCTGTTCTACGGGGCCAGGTTACATTTACCACTAAAGACGCTCAAAACAATGGCCTGGTCCTGTCTGATGCAAACACAAGTGATGGAACACTTACCAGCCCTGATGGCATTAGTAACGGTACTGTTAACTATATTACAGGTCAGTTTACTCTTAATTGGAATGTTGCACCCGGGCCGTCTCAACCTATTTTTGCACAAACGGTTCCTTATGTTCCAAGTCAACCTACATTAGTAATGTATTATGATACTCAGTTTGTGGTACGACCGGTTCCTGATAAATCATATAAAATCATATGCGACGCTTATATACGACCAACTGCACTATTAAACAATGGCGAGTCACCCCAGTTGCAAGAATGGTGGCAATACATTGCTTATGGTGCAGCTAAAAAAGTATTTGAAGACAGAATGGATCTTGATTCGGTGCAGAATATTATGCCTGAATTTAAAAAACAGGAATCACTTATTTTGCGCAGAACATTAGTACAACAATCTAATGAACGTGTAGCTACTATCTACACCGATCAAGCTCAAGGATCAGGTTATTACAATAGTTTCTTTGGTAACTTCTAATAGGATATAAAAATGCCCTACAATGCTAATATTCCGCAAGGAACCGATACTCCTGCAAATTCTCAACCCCAACTATTGGCTAACTTTCAGAGTATTAATACCTTAATTAATGTTAATCACGTCGAATTTGACGATCCTGATCAAGGTAAACATAAATGGGTAAGTTTACCTCAACAATCTACCTCTCCAGTTACACTTGCTACCGAAGTTGCTATCTATGGATTACAGGATGCACAAACTGCGGTGGAAGAACTTACCTTTCGTAGACCAAGCAATGGCGATATTATTCCCATGACTGCATTTTCTGGGGGCACTTCAGGTTGGACAATGTTGCCTTCAGGAATTCTATTAAAATGGCAAACAGTAACTGTTACTGGTCCGGTAACTATCAATGCCAATTCATTTGGTAAACCGTTTACCACACTCTATTCTATCCAATTAAGTAATCAATCATTATCACCTACAAATAGTTATGTAGCAGGAGGTGTTATTGCTGGAACTAACTTTAATATATATGTAGGAGAAATGACTTCACCGAGTGTTAATGCTACTACTAATGTTAATTGGTTAGCTATAGGGGTATAAATATGGCAGCTACTCAAAGATATCTTATAGCTCCTTATAATACCGGGTTACAAAATGATCTTAAGCCGTGGTTAATTCCTGAAGATGCCTTTGAAAAATTGCAAAATCTGTACGTATGGCGTGGAAGAGTAAAAAAAAGATTAGGATCTAATCTTCTTTTTGGAACTAATCCTTTGTCAGTTAATCCCCAAATATATTCCCGTTTGCGTATCAGAGTTGGCACCACTAGTGGTGCAGGAGCGCTTGGTGGAGTTGCTCCAGGAACGGTGTTTGCCGTAGGTCAGTTATTTTCTATTGGCACACAATTATTTACTGTACAATCATTAGGTACTCCCGTTGTAATGCTTAACTCTACGGGTGTAGGTTCAGGAACCTATAATACCACCACTGGAGCATATTCTTTTACAGGAGTAGCTATTAATACTGCCGTATATTTTTATCCAGCAACACCTGTTATGGGTTTTGGAGTTCTGGATACTACGACTGTTAATTTTGAACGATATATTGCTTTTGATACTCAGTTTGCTTATGAATATCAAGCAAGTGGTGGATGGGAACGTTTAGAACTTGGAGCTTCAACATGGACTGGAAATGATTCCCAGTTCTTTTATTCATCTATGTATAGAGGTACTAATGCTAACGACCTTGCTCTATTTGTTACAAACAATAATACAACAGTATCATCAAATGGAGATGGCATCCGCTATCTTATGGGATCAACTAGTACATGGACACAGCTCTCTCAGTCCTACAGCGCTTCTGCCAATACAGCAATACTGGGAGCTCGGATTGTAATACAGTTTAAAGGACGATTGCTTCTATTTAATACATGGGAACAACCCGGAACCGCTACCAGAGTGCAGTATCAAAATCGTGTTCGTTATTCACAAATAGGTGACCCTACACAAGTTGATGCATGGTACGATGCTACCAGTGGAGTATATGGCAAAGGAGGAGCTCTTGACGCTCCGGTTGCTCAACAGATTATATCCGTTCAGATATTACGAGATAGAATGATTGTCTATTTTGAACGTAGTACGTGGGAATTGGTATACACTAATAATGAAGTGTTACCTTTCCGTTGGCAAAATATAAACATAGAACTTGGTGTTGAATCTACTTTTTCCTTAATACCATTTGATCGTGGACTTCTTGGTGTCGGACAAGTAGGAGTTCACGTTTCTAATGGATTAAATGTTGAGCGTATAGATAATAAGATTCCAGACCAAGTATTTACCATTCAAAATGCTAATAATGGAACTGAGCGAGTACAAGGTATTCGTGATTATGAAAATGAATTAGCATACTGGTCATGTCCGAATGTGGATACCAGTAACCCCAATCTAAAGTATCCCAATCAATTACTCGTATATAACTACAAGAATGATTCGTGGTCGTTATGGGATGACTCTATCACTGCATTTGGATATATCAATCTGAATAATGCACTTACGTGGGAACAATTAGATTATTTTAATTGGGAAGAATGGGTAACTACTTGGAACTCTGGGTCAAACCAATCTCAAATGTTAAGAGTAATAGCTGGCAATCAAGAAGGATTTACTTTCTATATGTCACGAGATTTTACTAGAAATGCTTCTTCGTTGCAGATTACAAATATAGTTATAACGGGATCTGTTATAACGGTGACTGCAATTAATCATAATTTGACGGAACAAGATTTTGTTCTTTTTGAGAACATTATAGGTACAGGGGACCTGACAAGTCTCAATGGTAGAATATATCCTGTTGTAGGAGTAAGTAATGTTAATACATTCGTTATTATTGATTCTTCTATTGTTACTGGTACTTATGCAGGG